GATAATGCTTCTACTCCACCATCGACTTCATTTAATACATCAGCATTTAAATAGCCGTTATCAACTGCAACTTGAACTGCATCATCTAGGCCTCTACCATTTTTAGTAAATAGTCCTACAGTAGCACCAGATTTATTAACGCTTTTTTCACCCGTAAGATCAAATAAATGATCTGTACTAATACCGCCACTTTGTTTTAACACCGCTTGAATGCCCATAGTAGGCGCTAATTTTCTCTCAGGTTTTATTACTTCAGTAGATTCAGGTGTTAGTGGAGCTGGGCGTGGGCCCTCTCGTCCTGCAAGTTGTTGAACATTATCTGTAGCACTTCCCAGTCCAGTTCCGTTAACTCCTTCAATTCCTGCGGTAAGTCCTCCTGCCACGGGTTGTCCAGATACTTCAGCGCTTTCTCCAGGTCTTGCGGTGATAGCTGTTTCATTTTTAGTGTATCCTTTTAATTCTTGAGTTGTTGGGATTGAATTTAAATAGTTCTTAATACCTTCATATTGCTTAGAACCTTCTTCTTTTGTTTCTAATAAAGCACTTAATGCATTCCTAATTTGTTCATTTTCAGCTGGAATTTGTGGATCTAATCCATGTAATTCTTTTTTCTTTCTGATAGTAGCCGTAGGTCCAATACCCATATCTGTAAATGTTTGGTCTGTAATTACATTAGGCATAGTCGCTAAATTAATCAACTTAAGGGGAACATTTGTTAATTCAGCAATTGCTTTTTTCTGTGCATCAATATCACCTTGTTCTATAGCCGTATTAAATGAAGCTTCCATAGCAGCAATAGACTTAGCTATCTTAGATTTCTCTGGGGCTTTATTACCTAGTGAGTTGATTGTTGATTGGTATAACGTATTAGCAGCTTCTTTAGCTTGAAGCATTTCGCCTTCAGTTTTTGCATCTTCTGCTATTTTATTAATTCGATCTCGTTCAGCATTAATATTTTCTAACTTAGCATCCATTACTTGTTGATCTATACGAGCGCGATCAGCTTCAACTCTATCTAATGTTTGTGCTCGTTGTTGTTCATCGGCTTGTAGGGTATTACGAGCTTCACCGCGTTCAGATATTCTAGCTACGGAACCTAGTGGACCTAGTGCTAATGTTTGTGCTGCAGTGTCTGTGTATTCTTTGATTGCATCAGGCGTAGTAAGAGGTAAGTCTGCTTGAAGTCGTTCAAACATTTGTTGCATAACTTCGGTAGGTACTTCTGCTGTAGCCAGCTTCCCAAAACCAATTGTACCTGCTTTTATTATGGATTCTTTGGCAGCTTTTTCTAACGTTTCTCTCGCAGCTTTTTCTGCAGTTTCTGTACCTAGTTTACGAAGTCCTAAGAATTTACCTAGTCCAAACTCCATAGCACCTACGTCTAACGCAGAAGAAGGAATAGCATAACCATAAGCTGCAGCTTCATTAATATCAATTGGTTTACCAGAAGCAATTTGTTCTTGAGCTTGACGTTCTAAATGTCCACCCGCAATAGGCAAGTAATTCGCAGCGACAGCACCAGCAATAGCACCTAGCGGCTTAGCGAAGGGACCTACAATAGGAAGTACAGGAGGAGTTAATGCAGCACCGGTTCTAGCGCCAGCTAACATAGCAGCATAGTTAGGAATTTGTTCAGCGATACCTGCTGGGATTTCTTTAGCTAATTCGACAGTACCTGGAATAATACCTTCTTTATAAGCTTCTTTGATTTGATCTAGGCTAAAACCTGGTTTTTCAGTAATAGCTTCTTGTCGAGCGACTGATCTTGCAGCAGCTTCTTCATCACTCATAAACGGAGTTTGTATTGCAGTTAATGCGGATGCACCAAGATGTTTAGCGCCACCAATACCAGCTTCTAATATACCGCCTGTTTTAGGTTGAGTTAGATAGCCGAGTATTTCATCAGATGAATAGCCCTGTGAGCGAGCTTCAGAAATTTTATCTTGCTTATCTTGCCAAGTAGACTTACTTAAGTAGTCTAAAACTTCGTCAGGACTATAGCCTTGTGCTATAGCTTCTTGGATTTTTGAAGGGTTCATTGTCCTAGTATGCTACCTAGTGGCTTCCTATTTGCTAAAGATGGATTAGCAGCTGGCGCTACACCTGCATTACCTGATGATATTTTTTGTCTATAGCTTGATACAAAGTCAGCAGGTGATGGGTATTGAGCTAAGAATTTTTTATCAAATGATTTTTGATTCCAGATATCCATAAGTTCTTTATCAGTTGCACCTGTGCTACCACCACTCCAAGATTTAAATGCTTGAGTAACTTTAGTAGCGTCAAATGCTCTTGTAGCTTTTTTAGTTTCAGGATCAATGATTGTTTTATAATTATCTGGATCTTGTTTAGCCATCTTAATATATGTTTCATAATCAGATTCTTTAGCTGCAGCAATTTGAGCACCTTTAATATGAGTTGCATTTTGTGCATCTGCGCGAGCATTAGCATTTTGCTCTTCCATATCTTTAAGTTTAACTTGAGCATTACGTGCGAGTGCATGTTCTTCACTATTAACACCGTAAGTAACTGCAGCAGATTTTCTAGCATCATCCACTTGAAGAAGTTTAGACCTAAGGTCAATTTGTTTTTCATTAAGTTTATCAAGTCTATCTTTAGCTTGAGCATAATCTGAAAGACCTGCAACAGCACCTTCAGAAATATTTTGCATAGCGTAAGGTGACTTACCGCCCATCATAGTAAAGCCTGCTTTAGTTAAAGCCATCCATGGAGCCATACGTTCTTGTTCACCTGCACCTGTTTCATATTTAGTAACTAAATCTTGTAATCTAGCACGTTCAGGATTAACGCCCATCATTTGTTGATAACGAGCCATTTTATCTTCTGCTACATTATCTGTATTTTCAAGTAAGCTATCAATACCTGGTTTAGCTGTAACAGTATTCATAGGTCTAGTAACATCTGCTGAAGGCGCTTGACCTGTTGTATCTACGCTTGCTGGGCCCCTTGGAGCTGGCGCATTTTGTTTTGTAGATGCATAGATACTAGCTATATCTTCATTAGTAAGTGTATTATCTGGTTTAGTAACAAGAGATGGAAGTCCTGGTTTAGCTTCAGGAATAGAATTAAGAATCGCTTGTTTTTCTGTTTGTCTTTCAGCATTAAGTGCATCTAATCTAGGTGTCATTCCGTATGCTTGGCTAGCTTTTACAAAAGTACCTGTATTAGGATCGTAAACTGTTCTATATTTAAATGGCGCTGTAATTGCATCCATTGCACCAGCATATAAATGTTGAGGATCAAACATAGTGTCTTGTTGCCAAGCTTGATATTTTTTAGATGCAACATCACTTACACCATCTTGACCACTAAATGCTACGATGCCGCCGCCTGCAAAATTCTTTTCGTGATACATATCACCTGTAGGTAATCCAGCTACACCTTGCTCTTGAGGAGCTTGTTGCATAGGTTGAGCCATAGCTATATTTTGTTTAGGTGCAGTTAAATCTTGGGCTACAGAAGTACGAGGTGCCGTAGCTTGATTAGCAGTTGCTCGTTCTTCCATATCTTTACGGCGTTTAATTTCAGCTAACGCAAGATAACTAGGCACTTGGCCATTAGGAGAACTTACATAAGTAATTAAATTTTGAAGAGGTACACTTCTTAATTCATCTTGTAATTTAACAATATTGATGCTCATAATAGTGTCCTATCCTGTTTTACCTAATACGTTATATAAACCTAAGCCTGCAAGACCTAGACCTGCTAGTTGAGAAGCCTGACTTGGTGCTGGTGCATAAGATACTTGTGTAGAACCAAGTGCCCCTGCGTTACCGCGTAGAATATTACTCATATACTCAAGTTGAGACTTAGGATAATTCTGTGCTGTTTGCCAATCTTGATAAGACTGATTAAGTTGTTGCTGTTGTAGTGCCTGTGTTTGAGCCGCAGAAGCTTCTTGAGCTTGTAATCTAGCGAGGTCAGCAGTTTGTTGTTGCGCACCAATTTGACCTAATGCTTGTGAACCTTGTAATCCAGCAGTCAATCCAGCTTGACCTAATTGACCAGATAGAGCAGCTTGCTGACCCATCGCTTGTTGATTTGCTTGTTGAGCTTGTAATGCTCTTGCTTGGTCTGCATTATATTGTTGTTGTGCATTATTATATCCAGTATTTAAACCTTGACCTAAGATGTTTCCTAAGTTTAGATTTTGTGCTTGTTGGTTAGCTGACTGCATTAAAGCTTGACGTGCACCACCAAATGTACCACGACCAATAGAGCCTAATGTATTCCCAGCATTTTGTTGACCATATAGTTGTTGTTGGTATTGTAATTGTGGAGCTAATGAAGCCATTAAATATGGACTCATATATTGTCCTGCTGCTTGATTACCAAATTGTCCAGTACTTACACCCATAGGTTGATAGTTTAGAGCTTGGCCTAAACCTTGAATACCTGCACCTAGTCCTAGTGTAGTACCTGCACCTAAGCCTTGAGTAGCTGCACCAAATTGACCTGGTGTTTGCATACTTCCAACTTGTTGTTGAACAGCTTGTTGACCTGGAGTAAAGCCTGCAATACGTTGACCTGGATTAGATGTTGCACCACCTGCTAATTGAGTAGTACCACCAAATTGTTGATATGGATTAACACCTGTAACATTACCACCAGAATCTGTAGAGTAAACTGCTTTACCCGCTTGCTTCATTAACTCTGTATAGTATGGCTGAGCATATTCAGGTAAGTTAGTAGAATACGAAGTAGAAGTTTGTGGTCCCGCAGGAGCTGGAGAAGAAGAACCGCCACCACCTACATTAAATGTAAAGAAGCTTACTAAGCTTTCTACCCAGTTAAATATATTAATCATAAGTTTTTCTCCACTACGTGCGTTACCGCATTAAGTCCTAGTTTCATTTTAAAAAGTCTAGCTTGTCCATCTTGAGCAAATGCTCTAATCTTTGTAACCCCATTACCTCTACACCAATCTTCATATTGTGCTATTGTATTTTTATCAAATACACCTTTACCGCCCATGGTTGTAGTATGCGCTACTCGATGATTAGGGTAATTAATAACTTCTACTGTAAATGCCCCAATAATCTTATTATCTTCTAGTATTACAAACAATACTTGGTATTCTCTAATAAGTAATACTTTTAAGTGCTCCACATCATAATCCGCATGATCATATTTAACGATGGCATTATTAAGCAAAGGCCTAACTTCTGCCCATACCGCGTGGATATAACTTGGTGCTACTATTTGTACTAACTTCATGCAGGTAAGTACTGATTAGGGTTTATTTGTTTACCCTGTTTAACATGTCCTGTTCTTGCTTGTCTTACTTTATCTAACATTGCATATAATCTTTTTGACCCTGCTTTAGAAGAACCATTACCAATATGACTTACTACGTCAGCTGGAACTACAAATTCTCCGTCAGCTAAACGGGCTGGTTGTTTTCCTTCTATTGTAGCAGGTATTGAGTCAGACATACCATCACCTTGACCATCTAAATAACCGCCTGCTTGAGGAGTTCCACCATGTGCTAAAGCAATAACACCGCCATTAGCATATCCAAAAGTCTTAGCTGTATTCATAGCTTCTGCATTAGCTAATGAGTTAAGTCTACCAATACCATAAGCATCCATAGGTGTATTTTGAGCATTAGTTCCATCAGGACTACTATATAAAGATTGAACCCCAGTTGTAGTAACAGGTCCGCCAACTGCATATGAATGAACTTCTCCGCCTTCTTTAGCAATTACTGTAGGAGGAAGTTGTAATGCTGGAGGCTGTTTAACATTAGGATAGTTTTTATATGGATCATTTAAATTTAATGTTTCATTTGGGCTATATGCTGTTTGTAGAATTGTAGTATAGATTGGGTTACCTTGTGCATCATATTGGCCTGTAGGTACTCGTTTAGTATACTCTTGCGCATTAGGATTTTGATTAGGCATAGAATCAGATTGTTCAAAACCTTGTACTACTGGACCGCCTATTGCTGTAGCAAGTTTTAACGCGCTTCCATCATTTGCTTTATACGCATCCCAAACGCCTTTAATACCGCTATCAGGTACTATTGTTTTTGATACGGCAGCTGGTGCAGTTGGAGTATTTTTAATTACTGTACCTAAATCTGGAGCGATAGGTTTTGCTGCTTCCGCAACATTAGAAGGCATATAAGGACCGCCAGGTACATAATCAGCTGGAATAGCCGTAGCAGAAGCATCAAATATATTACTTCCGGTATTAACTAATCCTAAATTAGGACCAATATTACCTACGCCACCAGCTAAATTTGCTGTTCCTGCACCACCTTTTAAAGCTTGTTCTGCCATAGTATTTGGGGCTGCTTGTGCTTGATTAAATATATTAGCATTTTTAAATGCATCTGTTCCGCCCATGCCATTCCATGCTTTACTTAAATCAAAACCACCATAAGCCCCTAAACCTGCCATTAATCCTTGACCTAAATTACCTGTTAACAATCCAGTACCTGCACCGACAGCCAAACCGGTCATTAATGCACTGCCAAATAACCCTTCGCCGCCAAAAAATCCGCCTGGACCTAAAGCAAACCCTGCGGCCATAGGTAATAATGCTTTGAATACATTACCAAGTTTAAATGCTTCTGGCATGCCAGTATGAGGGTTTATAGACAAACTTGTACCGTGTTGTTGAGCCAAAGCTTGTAGACCTTGAACCTCGTCGCGGTTCATATGGACAATCATGTCGTCCCCGTGGCGACCTAAAGAAGCTATACCTAAAGCTGTGTGATGTGCGTGCATAAGAAGTCCTTGAATTTATCTAATAATACCATATTTTTAAGCCGATGCATAAGTTACAGTTAAAAGTGCTGAGGGTGCTGCAGGCGAGAAAGCCGTTGCAGCAGAAGGAACTAGGCTTACATTAGTACTTACGCCAGACCCTTTACTTGATACTGCCCATACAAGCTCTACATATTCCCCAGAAGTGAATACTTCTACTATAGCGTTAATATTTATAGGTGTTAAATTATAGCCACTTACTGTTTGGCATTTAGTTGATGAACCTACAACATCAGTAGTCCCATTTTGTCTTAGCCAGAAATATGTATCAAAGTCTGCTGCTACACTTGTGGGTTGTACCATATAAGCAATGTTATAAACACCTGGAAATAAAAAAATTATTTTTGAATCACTATCTGCATGGTTAATAAATATATCAGAAGTAAGTCCAGTTACATGAGGTGCATCTGCTTGATATTGGGTATCAAACGTAATAGGGTAAGCCGTATCAAATGCTGCCGCTGTTTGAGTAGTAGTATCATAAAACCCAGCATAAGGTTGATTTAAAAAATAACCAAGATCGGGGGTAATAATAGTTCTAGTTAATAGATCAAGCTGATTAAAATATAAACGTAGTACATTAGTTAATGCTTCAAAATAAGTTTGATTATATGTCGTTGGAGGAATAGGTAAGTTAGGTGCCTTAGGCGCTTTAAGATTAGCAATATTTATAAAGGCCATATTAGTTTCTCGTTCCGTCTGGACGCGCATCAACTCTAGGCATACCAAGTTGCCACTGAGTTCCTACACCGCTTGATCCAATTCTGAAATTCATTTGGCGGCCACGGCATCTTATAAATACTTGGTTTGTATATTGATCAATCGTTGCTGTTGTAATAATATCGCGTGCAGTTATTTGGCCTTCTTCATTAACTATAGATGATGTAGCACCAGGGAAATTTCTAACGCCAACAGTCATAACAGCTTGAGGATCAATAGGCGCACCTGTGACTGGATTAACAGTTTCTGATCCATTAAAGTTAACATCGGGAATAACACGACGGACTAACATATATTTATCACCATCATTAATATCAATGTCTGCAGACTGAATATAAGATTCAATAGGTAACGGAGGAGCACCTAGTGGTTGACCATCGTTAACACCATTTTCTTGTTGATATACCCAGCCATTAGAAGTAGATAGAGGATGATCAAATACACCAGAGTCTAACCAAGTAGTTCTAGATAATTGACCGAAATACCATATGTTTTCTAGGAAGTTATAAATTACATAACGATTAATCTCATTAGAATTAGCTGTGCAATAGAACCAAATAATTTCATTAAACTGATTATTAACACCTGCAAATACAAGATCACGTTGAACTAAGTTAATGTCGTTAAATATGTATTGACGTAGTGTACAAGGTAGAGCATCCACACGACCTGAGTAAGCATAGAATCGATCAGTACCCATCCAGTAAGTAATGTTGTTAGTGCCTGCTACAGCGTTAGGACCCATGATAGAAATGTTATGAGAAAGTTCTTGTAGCCCAAATACTTCAGCGGAACCTAAATATTGTAATGAGTGTAATGATAAATTAGTAAATACTAAAGTTTCTTGTCGGGTATTAATAGCAGTAATAATTTGAGAACCTGATTGAATACGTAAGAACCCCGCTGTATTAGTTAGAGAGGGTTCCCATACTTCAGGTTGAGGTCCAGCATTAGCATCTACATTAGACCAACGAATCATTAAAGGATCATAGTAACCTAGATACTGAGGTGGAGAAGCTAATGGGTCATATGTTGTACAACCTAATGCAAGTAAGAAACCTTGAGGTGTAAATAAAATACGTGAAACTTGTTGAGGTACAGCGACTGCACCTGATATATCACTTAATAAAACAGATCGAGTATTAAAACCTGCTGTGTAAACCCAGTAATAAATATCGCTATAACGGATATTCCAGATTAGATCATTATTAAAATTTTGTTGGAAAATAAGTCTTGCTGGTAAATTAACAGGCACATTAGATGCAGAACCCCAAGCACCACGACTCCAAGCGCCTGTGCCCCAGCCATAACCTAATGTAGTAACAGGATATCCAATATTAATTTGGAACGCAGCTTCAATTGCTGTACCACCCCCAGCAGCTACAGTTGACGTAGCAGGCGTAGTGACTGTAATAGAAAACGAATTAGAATCAATATAGGTAATTTGGAATTCAGCATTTAGTTCTGCATCAGGTATACCGCCTACAGTACCTGTAACACCAGAGAAAGTAACCCAGTCTCCATCAATAGCACCGTTACCTATAATATTAACAATGACTACATTAGAAGTATCTGTTGTTTGAAAACAATTATCTGTGTCTGGAGAAGCAAGTGTTTCTCTTATAGGTGTTATGTCATATAAGTTAGTTCCAGCACCAGCATACATTTTTTCATTAGTACCTACACCAATGATCTGACCCCCGTCAGTTGTATTCCAAGTAAATATAGAACGAGCAACACCTTCATATGCATTTTGAGTTTGAACTACCCAGCCACCAAATTTTTCTGGAAAGCCTGAACGGAACCTAGCCAACTGCATATCAAACCATCCGCCTTCAGAAGCGTAATTAGTCTGATCTCTATTTATACCTGATTTAAATACTAGTTTACTTAATGGCATTATTTACCTTCAAAGAGTGCACGTTCATCTAGTCTACGAGTTTGTAGACCTTTAAGTATTTTACCGCCTGCACGGCAGTATTTAATTAACGATTCCATAGCCGCCTTTTTATCGTTGCGAAGAAGCGCTTGACGGAGTGTTGATCGCTGAAATGTACCCAAGCCAAGGTTAAAGGCAAAAGATACAAGGCAATCAAATTCACATTGTCTAAGAGGCACGTTAGGTAACATTTTAGATATTCCCAGCTCGAAGCGACGTAGGTCGGATTTAAGAAGTCCATCTATTTCTTCCGCTGTAAAAGTTCTGTTATAAGAATCAGGCAACAATTTGCCATTCCCGATAAGATGACCAACACCAACAGTCCACAAGTTTGCAGGGCAACGATAGGGACGACTACGCACACCCTCGTGATGTTTGATAAGAGCGATGCCAGCTTTTGATACATTCACTTATTTCTTTTCCCAAGTCCTAGCACCAAAGTAGAAACCAATAATAGAACCTACAATAGCCATCTCATCACTAGAGAATATAACATCCATAGCATCACGACTAAATCCAGCAGTCTTAACTGCCCAAACAAAACCGCCAATATCTACAAAAAGTAATAAGCCTACAAAAGTGAAAGCAACAATAGGGCGGACACTTGCGTTAAGAGTTCTAACCCAGGGTGCTGCATCGTGAACAAGTTTTGCATCGTGTTCATATAGTGCTTGACGTTCTTGAGTAAATGTTTCTGCATAAGTACCCTCCAAATTAATTTCAGCTACTTTTTCTTGCGATTGAAAACCTTTTTCAGCCATAGCCAAAGATTGTTCATTTTGTAATCTTGCCATTTCTCGTTCATGAGCTTGGTCTCCTTTTTGTTGAAAGAATCCTAGTATGCTAGGTAGCCCTGCAGTAGCAAAACCTAATATAGAACTTAGGATACTAAACATCATTTAAATCCTTTTGATTTTTCATGTTCTTCTAATAATCTAATACGAATAGATAGTTCTGCTATTTGACCTTTAAGTTCTTCTTTAAGTCTTGCTCTTGCTTCAGCAGAAATAGGGCTATCAGTAGGTACACCTTGTTCTGTAATAAGATTAGGCATTTTAGATTTAATAGTAATTAAGTCTGCCTGAATAGTAGTCATTGATGTAAGTAACCAAGCAATAGCCGAGACTATCACTGGGAATAACATACTCGTTATTTTTTCCATATTCATGGATTCCCCCTAATTATACTGCTGGAACTTCGACCCAAGCTTTTGTATCTTCATCCCATGTGTATTGTTTGCCATCAGTAGGCATATCTACAGGCGCTTTCCATTGAGCTTTATCTTCATCTAGTACCCATGATGCAAACGGTTGTGGTGGGACAAAAGCATCTAATGTAGCGTCATACTTGTAGCCAATACCTGCATAGTTTTTACGGATACGAGCATTATAAGATGTTTGTTTCCAAGTACCACCTAAAAGGTTAGCACAGAACGCAGCACCTACTGCTTCGTTTTCCATACCATCACTATCAGTTGTATCTTGGTTAGCAACTACAATCACTTGTGTTACTAGGTTTTCTTCGTTAAGTTGTGCGAAATGTGCCATGTGTTTCTCCTGTTATCTTGCGTTAGCGTTTTTGAAAGGGTTTTCTGCGTAGGCTGCAAAAATATATACATCACTACTTGTATTTGTGCCTGTATTGGTATAACGAATTTTAAATCCATTTGACAATATATCTATAGGATTATCTACAGAGCTTCCTGCTTCTGCATTACTAGTATTTGGTTGTAAAAAAGCAGTAACTAAATTATATGTGCTTCTAGCACTATCATAAATAAACCATGCTTGACCTACGGTTGTTGTATTTTTTATCATAATCCATTTAGGTCTAAATCCTGTGTAAACAAAAGGACCATCTGTAGAACCATTACCTGTGTAAGAACCAAACTTACTAAACCCTGCTATTTCTGCCCAGCAATAAGCTACCATGTTATAACTTCCAGCATAACCATTACCTACAGAAACAACTGTGCTTGTTGGGTTTGTATTATTCCATCCATCAGCGGCTGTAGTTGCTGCGCCAGTTGATTGTAATGCTAAATATTTAGTTCCGCCTAATGCAGAATGATATACATACCATCCACCAACAAGATTTCTACCTTTTAAAAATATCATTGATGGTGCAACACCTAATCCATGACCAAATGTAGCAGTTCCACTTGCTTGTGATGTATAAGTCACCACACTAAACCCAGCAGTAGTATTTACAGATACAGTAGATGTAATAGAGCCTGAAGTGTTAGATGATGTTGAACCTTGACCAGCTTGCCATTGCCAACCTACTTGAGTTCTTCCTGATGTGCTATTAGTTCCACTATCACCAAGTGTCAAACTAAAACCATTAGAGTTAAATGAATTAAAAAAGTTATATCCATCACTATTTTCAACAGTAGTAGTATTGCTATATAAAGAATTAGCTATACCTCTAACAGTATCTGTTAATACATTATATGTTCCAGCATTACTTCTACATTTTAACCATACCAAATCAGGTTTAAACTGACCTGCGTTTACAACAACATTAGTTGCTGCACCATTTTGTGTATATAGCGTTGCATCCATATACAAATTACCTTGCAATATAGTAGGTGTAGGTAAGTTATATGTGTTTAGTGCTACAAAGCCTGTAGGTGGTGTGTAAGAAAATGGTCGTTGACCAAAGTTAATATCCATTGTTGAAGTGTATGCTCTTACTATTGGAAATAAAGAACCTGTTAATCCTGAAAAAGCTGGGTTTGTTCCTGCTGATGGATTACCAGAAGCAACATAAGTATTATTTACAGAAAACCATATTTTTCCTGCACTCATATCAACAGCAACACCCACAATATCACCAGCAGTGCTTGCTGCTGTAACTAAAGTTGTATTTGAATTATTATAAAGTATTCCAGCAGAATGATATGCCCAACTATTTGCATCTTGTCCAGGATAATTACTTAAATTTCCAGAAGTGCCAACGCCCATCATGTTTGTTGATGAAGCGGTTGTCATAGTTACTTCAAAATAAATTTTACTAGAAGGTAATTCAAAAGTAGAATATGCTCTTGTCGCAGCAGTACCAGCTGATTCTATAACTCTTAAATTTGCAAAACTTATTGCTTGGTTAGATGCTGCATTTAAAGGATTTAACACACAATAATTAGCCACAGTTGCACTTGTATTAGTAGGCACATCTGTCATAGCATCATAGGTTACGCCAGCAGTAATTGAGATGTTGTTAGTTGCCCAATAGTTTCCGTTGCCACTTGTGTCTTTACCTAGACCTGCATTAGATGAAGTTGTAAGAGCTGAAGTATCAGCAAAGTTTAAGTAGAAACCATTAGTGCCATACATACCTGTGTATTTAATTGGTTTCCAATTACCGTATGCGTCATTGTTACCAAAGTAATAGGGTTCTAGTGCTTGACCGTCAATGAAGTTGATGTCAGTCATGTATCCATCAAAAGGGTTAGAGCCTGACCAACTTGAACCAATACGATTATTAACATTTGCACTTGTTAGTTGTGAAAGAGCATTTTGTGCTGGATAAGTTGCAGTTGAAAAAGCAGTTACTTGGTTACCATTAACATACATTTTAACTCTGTTAGCTGCTGTAGCTTGAGTTGTATCTATTGCAACTACAATATGATACCAAGCACTGGGGTCTCTAAATACTTGTGTTGTTATTACTGGATTATTTGCAGCACCACCAAATTCAAGTCTTAAAGAATCATTATTAAAATTAATTTCTGTAGAATTAGCAGAGCTTCCATCATACCCACCCATTAATCTATAATCTGTTGAACTACTTAAAAGACCTCTTTTTACCCAAGCAGAGAATGTTTGAATTTTATTATTTGTGCCTGAACTTGCAAAAGTTCTAGATAAATAAGCACTAGCACTACTTCTAAACCTTAAAGAGTTATTTAGGTTATTAGTTAATGGTGTTAAAGCACCTGTAGCGTTAAATGTATGGATAGTATTACCACCTGATGATGTGACTAGACCACCGTTAAATACTTGTGAGCCAGCGTATGAGATGATAACTGTTCCGCTACCGCCTGAACCTGAACCTGAACTACCGCTTGAAGAACCACCGCCTCCACCACCTGTGTTAGCTGTTCCTGCTGTTCCTGCTGAAGTAGGACTTGTAGAGCCACCTGCTCCACCACCACCAGCACCGCCTGAAGCTACAGAAGTAGTATTACCGCCACCTCCACCACCACCACCAGCATAAGTAACAGATGAACCTGTTATACTTGACGCAGTTCCTGCTCCACCAGTACCAGCTACAGGAGATGTAGCATTTCCACCAACAGCACTTGCTCCGCCTCCACCGCCACCATTAAAGTTTGAGGCAAATGATGCACCACCGTTACTACCTTGTCCACTTGTACCTGTACCAGCAGTTCCGTCAGTTGTTCCACCAAAGTTACCAGCACCACCACCAGAGCCACCGCTTAAACCATTTCTTGCAGTAGAGTTAGCATAAGAACCGCCACCACCACCACCTGTGGAAGTTACTGTTGTTAATCCTGTTCCAGCTAAAGATGAATTAGAGCCACTAATACCTACTGGATATGGAGCGCCACCTCCAGTTACACCTGCTCCACCTGCACCTACAGTAACTACATAAGTAGCACCTGAATATATTGTAGTAGATGAAGTTAAAAGTCCGCCAGCACCACCACCGCCACCTGCATTTGCACCTCCTGAACCACCACCAGCTACGACTAAATAACTAGCTGTTACAGGTGTAAGAGGACTTAATGATCCTGAAGATGTGAATGTATGTATTTGGTTACCACCTGAAGTAGTAAGAGTGCCACCTACGAATTTAGGTGTAGCAGATGTGTAAGATATGATAACTACGCCTGAACCGCCTGCACCTCCTAATGCACCTGCGGGAGCTGAACCTGCACCGCCACCCCCACCACCTAAATTAGCTGTGCCAGCTGTGCCATTTGTGCTGTTTGAGCCATTTCCTCCTCCACCTGAACCGCCTGTTCCAGCAGTTCCTGGCGAATAACCACCACCTCCGCCACCGCCAGCATAAGTTACTGAAGAACCGCTAATAGAAGATGCAGAACCAACTCCACCATTAGCACCACTATTTGAATTTGTTGTAGAGCCACCAACAGCTCCAGCACCGCCACCGCCAGCACCACCATAATTTGCTCCAGCTTGAGTTGCTGTTCCTCCAGCATTTCCTTGACCAGAAGTAGCACTACCTCCAGTATTTGTAAATGTTCCAGTTCCTCCACCTCCGCCACCAGACCCACCAGAACTTCCAGGACTTACTGAGCCTGAAGGTGCCGGTCCTGATTTACCACCACCTCCGCCACCTACTGAAGTTACTGTAGTAAGACCTGTTCCTAAAATTATTGAGTTAGCTCCATTACTTCCAACTGTAGAAGAAGCTCCTGCTGCTCCTCCTGCACCTACGGTAATAGTATAAGTATTTAATATGGATAATGTAAATGTTGAATTTAAAAAACCACCAGCACCGCCACCACCTGTTCCGCCATTGTAAGTTGCTGCATTACTACCAGCACCGCCCCCACCAGCTACAACAAGATAAGATGCGTTTACATTTTTAGAATTGGATGAAAGAATACCATAAGCTCTTGCTGCAGTTACGGCTAGACGGGATAATAGTGACATATTTTAAATCCTATTTAAATTGTGTTTGTGCTGCAAATACTGTGAAAGCGGCTGAACCTGTTTTAACAATTGTGTATGAGTAAGCATCTACACCTGAAGCATTACCACTTGACCACGCAGTGCCACCTTGATATTTTGGAGTGACAGAGTTTCCGTCAATAGTCAATGCATTATTATAATAAGCTGTAGCACCCTGAGATACTAAAAATACGACTGTAAGTGAATCATTAGTAGACATTAAAGTATTTAAAGATGTTGTACCATTACCTCTAATATTAAGTGTCCAGTTAGCTGAAGCTGATGTTGTGTAATAAAGCACTGACTGTGTAGTTACATCATAGTTGATTGTGCCTGTAGCTGCTGTAGCGGATATAGTTGATGTTTCAGTAGCATTAATAAATGCAGAAGCTAAAGTTGCTGTTGCCCCATTAAATGTTTGTTTAGCTGTGAATGTTGTAGCTGTACCTGGTGCTACATAATCTGTACCCGCTGTACCTGTTGTAACTGCACTAGCGCCTGCGCCTTTTAATAAAGCCCCTGAGGAGAATGTAGTAGCGCCTGTACCCCCATTTGGTACACTAAGTGCAGTAGTTAAACTTACTATGGCTGGGGCGGTTATCCCACTGGTGCCGTCTAATGTTATTGCCATATTTAAATCTCCTTAAATTCTTTTATGCAAACGCTGCTTGTACAGCTAATACTTTAAAGGTAGCTGAACCGGTTTTAATAATAGTATATGTGTATGAATTTAATGCACTAGCATATCCAGAAGTCCAAGCAGTTTGCCCTAAATAAACAGGGGTTATAGGATTTCCATCAATGGTTATTGCAGTATTATAGTATGCGGTGGCGCCTAAAGTCACTAAAAATACAACTGTAATCACTTCACCGGTTGCCATCGAGGCATTCAAAGTAGTACCGCTTGACGCTCTGAAATTAACTGTCCAATTAGCAACAGCATCTGATGTATAGTATATCACAGACTGAGTCGTCACATCATAATTGATCGTTCCTGTAGCAGCTGTAGCAGATATGGTAATTAATTCTAAGCCATTAGTAAATTTAGATGAAAGAATTGCTGAAGTACCATCAAATAAAGCTTGTCCTGTAAAGGTCGTTGTATCTGAAAATGAATTAGTTCCAGAAAAAGTATTATCCCCAGAAAAAGAATTATCACCAGAAAAAGTATTATCCCCAGAAAAAGTAGTATTTGCAGTAGAGTCTACGAGGTTAGCATTATAAGCTTCAACATCAGTACCAATAGTTAGTCCTAAATTATCTCTTGCATCTGAAGCATTAGTAGCGCCAGTACCACCATTTGTAATTGGAAGAACTAAACCACCAGGTAGGGCAGTAATAGTTTCAGTAATATCTGTACCATCATTAAATACGAACGTAGATCCACCAGGTGGGATAGATACGCCAGTCCCAGTTGTGTTTTTAATAGTGACATAATCAGTTAAAGTATTGTTAACTAAGTATAATTTCTCAATATTAGGTACGATTAAATCTTGTGGGGCACTGATTGTGCCTACTAAGTTAAGTCTTAGATTACGAGCTGTTTGAGAAGTATTAGTGTCAGTTAACGTTAAAGTAACGTCGCCACTTGAAAAAGTAACATCGCCTGTACCTGTAATAGCCTGTTCAAGAGCAGTACCTAAATTGGTATTCGTGGTTGAACCCCAGGTACCAGACTGTTCGCCTGTCCCGATGAGTTCTATTTTAAGTGGTGAATAGGTGCTTGCCATAAAAAATCCTTTTTATTTATTCGTATTATACCTTAACTACAAGGTTGTTTTGTGTCAATATTGCCCCAACTTGGTACTTGGGTAGTCGATATAGTATTCCATCCTGCTGCTCCTGGACCCGGTATTACACTCCATGAAGCTACTTGACTATCATCAATTCTAAACCAGCCGTTATAACAAAGTACATCTAACATGTAGAATACTTCATCAATTGTAAAATTAAGGTCTGCTCTTACACTATAAACAGTATTAGGATTAAAGTTTTCAACAACATTAACTACAAACCCTGCCTGACTACTATTTGTATTATCTACTGTAAATGACTCTATAACATCTGCAAAGAATATCTGAATGATGACTCCAACATCAGCCATTGTTATAACTTCGGTTCTAGAGGCTATAAAGTTTGCAAATACAGTAGCCGCATCATCCATCGTAACATTTTCAATAATACTTTGTGCAAACTGCGCTGTAATACTTTGTGAATCATTCAAATTACTATTTTCAGTTATAGACTCTAAGTACTGAGCCGCAATCTCTCTTGCATCATCTACAGTGATTGACTCTGTTATATCAAAGAAGAACATGTCTGATATTAATGCAATATCTGCTACTGTAATATCTTCAGTTCTACTTGCTACAAAGTTAGCAAAAATAGTTGGTAAATCTTGTAAATCTATGTTCTCTATTACACTTGTTGCAAATTGTGCTGTAATACTTGGTGTATCATTTAAATTACTATTTTCAGTTATAGACTCTAAGTACTGAGCTGCTATCGCTCTTATATCATCCATATAGAAATTTTCAGTACGAGTTTCTAATGCCGCAAAATATTGTACTGATGAATCATCTAAGTTAACATTTTCAGTTCTAGTGACACTAAATTGTGCTGCTATATCTTGTGTATTATCTAATGTAACATTCTCAGAAAGCGTTTGCAAAAATGTGCTTTGTTGAGTACTCGAATCATCTACACCTATTCTTTCAACAATAGTACCAATAAAGATACCCGCTTGTGAATTAATATCATTTACAGTTACATTTTCAGCAATACTAAATCCAAACGTCCAAGTTTGAGTACTACTATCTGCTACACCAATGTTCTCTGTTAAATTTAAAAAGTAAGAGACCGTATTAATTGAAGCAAAAGGTGCTTGAGCATATGGACTTATACCGTACATTTTATAATATGGTCCAAACCGATCCTGTAGAAACAGTTACAGTAGCTCCTCCCGCAACAATCATAGGACCTGCATTTAATGCGTTATATCCCGTAGGAATTGTATAACTTGAATTTACTGTTGCATTATATGCATATATACCGTTTGTAGCTTTAAATTCTTTAGCCTGTAATTCAGCTGTTGATGGCGTGAATAAATAGTTAGCATTACTTGTATAAACAGTAGCTAATGAACCTGTAGTGGCTGCTGCAAAGAGTGGATATTCAGCTGTTGCTGTTGTTGTATCATTAGTAATTGATGCACCAGTTGAAGTAGTTGCAATCGTAATTGAACCAGAACCAGGCGTAATTGAAATGCCTGTACCCGCTGTTAAAGAGGCTTTAGTTAATGTATTACCTGTTGTATTACCAATAAGTAATTGACCATCTGTATATGATGTTTGTCCTGTACCGCCTGAACCTACTGGAAGCGCTGATGATAATGTTGTAACGCCTGCACTTGAAATATTTAAACCTGTTGTAGCGCCGTTATTACCTACTTTTAGAGCTATAGAATCCGTTGTACCCACACCTGAAGTTGATTGTAGTGTAAGTGTTGATGAAGCAGTTGTACCACCTAAATGTAGTGGAGCTGTAATAGATGTTACGAATGTAGGACTTGTAGCTAAAGCTACGACTGTGCCTGAACCTGTTGTTGAATAAGATGTACCCCATGCAGTTCCTGTCGAATTAGGAATACCAATACCTGGATATACCATAGTGCTTTGTGTATCTGCCCATGAAGGAATTCCGCCAGCAACGGTTAATACTTTATTTGTCGCCCCAATACCTAATTTAGATATTGTATTCGTAGCTGAAGCATAAATAATATCGCCTGTAGTATAAGTACCTAGTCCTGTACCACCTGATGTAGCACCTAAAGTACCTGCTAAAGTAACCGCACCTGTTGTTGCTGTACTTGGTGTAAGTCCACTTAATGATGTTTGGAATGAGCTAACTAAAGAACCAGAAATTGTTGACCATGATGGAGCAGCGCCTGTATTACCTATCAAAACTTGTCCTGTAGTACCTGCTGCTGTAACACCTAATGCAGATGTGCCGTTACCATATATAACACCGTTAGCTGTAAACGTAGTAGCCGCTGTACCGCCAGCTGCAATAGGTAATGTACCCGCAGCTAAAGCTGAACTTGATGTTGAATAGATAGCATTGTTAGCCGCAGCAAATGTAGTTAACCCTGTACCACCATAACCTGTACCAATTGTTGTACCATTCCAAAGCGCATTAGTAATTGCGGCACCACCAAAATTAGCAGTAGTTACACTAAAGTCGTAACTAGCCGGTATATAACTATAAGCTACCCATGTACCTGCGGAAGTACTATTGTTTGTTAGTACTAAAATAGCTGAACCGCCAGTAACAACGGTATCAATAGTGGCAGATGCATTATCTTTAATAGTCACCGCACCAGTACTACTACTTGTTACAGTAAACGCAAAGCCTTTAAATAATGTTGTAGCAACAGGTAATTGAATTGTTTGAGTATTTGTACCCACAACACTTTGCCAACCCGCAGAAGCATTAGTTAATATTGTAGTGCCAGCAGCTGCTGTAATGGTATTAAAACCTACGTATACGTTATTAGCATATAAAGTACCAATACCAGGATCGCCATATCCACCTAATGACACACCGCCTGAATTAAAGATGGTCATCGCATCAGTAGCGTTGCTATTAGTTACAAAGTGAACGTTATATGCGCCATATGTACCGATAGTTAAATCAGTAGACGCAGAAGCTAGATACGAAGCATTCGGAAGATTAAATGATCCAGTACCAGTGAACGTAGAAGAGTTAATGCCTAATTCAGCATATCCAGCACTTGATGTAGAAGTATCATTAGATACATTTATGTTAGAAGATGCATTTGTAGCATTACTTTTATTCTGAATAATGACTTGATTATAGCCAGCAACTGTAGAAGCAAAAGATCCAATAATCCCAGTATCTGAATAACTAAGAGTAGAACCAATAGTAGCTACGCCGTTGGCATCATAGTTAATAGATTGTTCAGCAGGATAAGTACAGAATACAGCAGCTGCATTACCAGGTAACGATATAGGAGATGTAGTACCCGATGAGTTAGATAGAACTGTAGTACGAGCTAAAGTACTAGGGCCTACAGTACCAATACCCACTTCCCATACTTGTGCTATGTTATCATAGATTGTATAGAACGTAGTATTGCTATTACCTATGGCGCTAGAAAAGGCTTGATACCCAGCAATTGCTCCTGCGAGCGTAAGTGTACCTGTACCACTCGTGGTGGTAGTTTCCTGGACCCGATCCTTGACTACTAGAGCCATTTAAGACTCCTTAGCTTGTTGCAGTTGTAGAGTACGTAACGCTTACTGTATCGCCTGCTGTTGTAATTTTAGCAGTTGCAAAGTTGCCTTCACTGTATAAAGTACCTGCAGTAGAACTTTGTGTACTTACAGCACCAGAACCTGTTACTAAGAAACAACCATAAACTGTACCACCTGCACCTGTAATAGTGTAAGTAATAGGCGCTGCAGTTGAAGTAGTTACATTAGATGGTGTTGAACCTGATGATGTTGCTGCTGCAAACACTGCTGTACCACGAACTGGTGAAGCGCCTACTGTGTAGTTAATAAATTCATAACCGCCACCAACTAAAGTTGTCATTGTATCTGTAGCTGCAGGTGTTAAAGTAGCATTTGTAAGGCCTAAGAATGGTCCAACTGTAGTATAAGTACCTGAAGTTCTAAGTAATGTATTTAGCATTAACTCTTTACCTACGGCTACAACTAAGTTAGGAAACTCTTCTTCCCATTTAATGTTACCTGCTTTATCTCTACAAACTACGTGGTAGTGACCGTGTACGCCTAATTCTTCTGCAGATATAGCGTTTGTATTTAATGTAGCGATGGCTGAATCACCAAAGCCTTGTTTTTCTTTATGCATGATTTCTCCTTAATTAATTCTTAATACAGCAGTTGTGGATGTGGCTGCTGGAAATGTTATTGTAAATGTACTTGTTGCTGTTTTATTACCACCAAAATTTAATACGCAAACAGCCGCATTTGTAGTGCTATTATATATCAAAGCTCCAGCAGTAGTAAAATTTGCAGGGTTCCAAGTCACATCTAAAAACGATACATATGCTGTATTATTAGATACGTCACTTCCTAGCCCAGTTATTGTTAATTCTTTGCCACCCGTACTATACCCAACCCCTGTAATCTCACCCTCTGTTGTATATTCAGTAGTAGTTTCATTTAATACTGCAGTTGCAACATAAAGAGCAATCTTATATGTATATGGTGTGCCAACATTAAAGTTTTCTAATGCCTTTAATAAGTTAAGCTTAAATACTGTAGTTTGGGTTTGTCCTATTGACATTATCTAACTGGGTATCTAACTTGCCCACTCCTATACGCATCTTGTCTATCTTTACCATCACCAAGTTGTTTCAACAATACCATAGCATCATCATATCGTTTTTGATACTGAGCCATGACATCTGCTTCACCCTTCATGTAGGTATAAGCTTCTAGTAATGAACCATATAATAAAGTAGAACTAAAATTATCACCTAACCAGCTAGTACCTGATTGAGTCGTTGTAATAGACTCAGGATAATAAAAATAATGTAGTTCAACATCATAGCTATCATCTGGTGTAGGGCCCATAATAAATGAAACATTATCAAACACTGCATAATAAGCAGGCTCACCATAAAAATCTGAATCAGTATCTGGGTAAGACTGTCTAATAAAGTTCACATCCTTATTTAAAAGATATGTATATTCATTAGCTGCATTAATAATAGCTAAGCTAAATGTAGCCAACCAATTGTCAGGCATCGCTAAATACTTATTACCAGCCGTAGTTGTACCTGTTACGTTTTTACGTAATGCTGGTAACTGTACAGAGTTATAAATTCTTTGTTCGGCTTGAGTAATAAACGTATTTACTACTTCAGTCGTGAACTCATTCTCTGTATAGTTCTGTATCTCTGATACTAGTTCGGTGTAATTCATTTATTACGCCATTGGACCACGTGCTTTAGTACCTTTAGTAGCTGCACCACATCCACGGATTGTAATACCGTCAGTCTTAGCAGGACGAGTAGGATCGCCAGCGCTTACACGAGGTGTGCCTGTATTACGACCAAGTTGTTGAGCCTTTAACTTATTAGGATCTTGACTAAAGTGTATATCTGTACTCGCTGGATTAGGCATCGGTTGTTTATAAATACCAATATCACTGCCAGTACCGCCTGATGGATATTTAAATCCAGTATATTCGCTTGCGTCTTTATTTTCTTTAGCGTGACCTAGTGGAAATGATTCCGCTGGTGTTGGTTTTGGAAAGTCATTTTTAGCCATTTTATTACCCCTTTTTTTGTGCTGCAACTTTAGCCATACCACGACCCAATTTTTTCATGTCAGCATTAGTTTTACCACCTTTGCTACCTGATTCTTTTGGACCATTTTGAATAGCTACTTTAGCTCCATCGTCACCTAAGTTACGACCTTTAGTTTTACCTTGTTTAGTAATACCGTCTGCTGCTGATCTGAATCCCATATACTTCTCCTTATGTTGTTGATACTGTTACGCTTGCTACTACACCTGTTGCAACCAAATAATTTGGTGTTAATGCTGCATCAAAGAAACTAGCTCCGCCTACAGGCTGCCAACCCCATTGAATTATTCGACTTCCTAATAAAGGTACGCCTGTTTCAGATTGTAGCGGCCCTGTTTGTATTATAGTTTGTAGCCCATTTAAACCTGATTGGTAATAACCTAAGTCAGG